TTCGTTCTTTCAGATAGCTAAAATGCAAGGACTTGAAACTAATAAACATTATAAGTTTAACGGACAATCAAGCCAAATTGAATTTCCTAATGGTTCTACTATCCTACTTAAAGACCTTTACTCCTATCCTTCCGACCCAAACTTTGATGAATTAGGTTCATTAGAGATTACCGATGCTTTTATAGATGAGGCTAACCAAGTAGATGACAAAGCAAGGAATATTATTAAATCAAGGATAAGATTTCAATTAGACCAAAACGATTTAGTGCCTAAGATTCTTTATACTTGTAACCCTGCAAAGAATTGGGCTTACTCTGAGTTTTACAAACCACAACAAGACGGAAGCATTGCCAACAATAAAAGATTTATAGCTTCGTTAATAGATGATAACCCTTACATATCCAAGCATTATAAAGAAAACCTTTTAACTTTAGATAAAGTCAGTAAGGAAAGATTGCTATTTGGCAACTGGGAATATTCTTCAGACCCATCTCAATTAATAGATTATGAAAAAATACTTGACACATTTACCAATTCTTTTGTTTCTAGCGGCAATCCTTATATTACTTGCGATGTGGCACGTTTTGGCTCTGATAGTACTGTCATTGGGTTATGGAGTGGACTTCGTGTTAAGCTCTATCAATTCAATGGTAAATCGGTTGTTGAAGTTGCTCAACTTATAAAAGATTTTGCTTTAGAGCATAAAGTACCTGTTTCAAATATTTGTATAGATGAAGATGGTGTCGGAGGCGGTTGCGTTGACCTTATTAGGGGATGCAAAGGATTTGTAAACAATTCAAGGGCATTAGACAATCCAATAACTAGAGCCAAAGAAAACTTTGACAATCTTAAATCACAATGCTATTATAAACTTGCCGAGTTAATCAACGATAGCAAATTGTATATCAATGCTGACGGCAAACAAAAGCAAATAATCATTGAAGAATTAGAACAAGTGAAACAAAAGTCAGTTGACAATGATGGAAGTAAAGGAATTATACCGAAGGATAAAGTAAAAGCAGCGATAGGTCGTTCACCCGATTTTAGTGATTGTCTTGCAATGCGAATGCTCTTTGAATATACTCCAAAATTCTCCGTAGCCGTTTGGTAGGGATTTTTTATTAACTTTGTTTAAATTCTTATATTATGGGTTTATTTGATTTTCTCGCTAAAAGAAAATTGCCTTTTTCAAAACCTCTACAAACTGTACTACCATCACGTGGACCATTGGGTTCTATGGTATCAATAGAAAGAGGTATTGTTACTTGGCAAGGTGCTGATGCAGTTGGATATGTAAACGATGGATATGTAGGCAATGATTCAGTTTATTCAATAGTTAAACTTATAACTGAAAAAGCAAAGATTGCTCCTTTTCACGTTTATAGAATTATTGATGAGGTGGCAGCAGGTCAATACAAAGCACTTATTTCTTCTCCTGATAAGATTACTAATTGGAAGGAAATGAAAACCCTTCACACTAAAGCATTTGAAATTTACACAGGGGATTTAAGATTGAACGCTTTATTAAAATATCCTAACGAAGAAGATACTTGGTCAGATTTAGTAGAACAATGGTGTGCTTTTAAACTTATTACAGGTAATTCATTTATATATGGGAAACTAATTGAAGCAGGAGCCAACAAAGACAAACCTTTTGAACTCCACGCACTCCCTTCCCAGTTTATGGCAATCAAAGCCGATGTTGAAGTATTCCCTCCAACAAGAGTTGGGTATCAATTATACTATGGTAAATTATGGAGTTTCGATACAAGGGAAATCCTACACGACAAATATTTCAATCCACAATGGAATATTACTGGCAATCAACTTTATGGGCAATCCCCTTTAAAGGCTGCATCTAGGACTTTAACTAGAAGCAACGAAGCAAAAACTGCTGCGGTATCTGCTTTTCAAAATGGTGGACCTGCTGGAGTATTGTTTATGAATGATGATAGATTCGACCCAATAAGCGGTAGCGAACAAGCACAAGCATTAAAGAAATCAGTAAGCGAAAAAGCAGGTAGCCAAAACTTTAACCAAATAGCCGTTTCAGGTTATAAAGTAGATTGGAAAGAAATAGGATTAAGTCCTGTTGAATTAGGAATCATTGAATCAGAAAAGTGGGATATGGTTGCTCTTTGTAATATTTACGGAGTACCATCACAACTTTTAAACGATGCTGCCAATAAAACATACAATAATCAAGTTGAAGGGGAAAAGGCTTTAACAACTCGTTGTGCTATTCCTTTACTTACTGCCCTTAGAGATAATCTAAATAGAAAACTTTGGTCAGATTGGGGATATAGAGGCGAAAATGTTTATGTTGACTTTGATATTTCAGTTTATAAAGAACTTGAAGCAAACAAGACCGACCAAGTAGCTTGGTTAGACAAAGCGTGGTGGTTAACTCCTAAACAAAAGTATGAGGAAATGGGTATGGAAATTCCTGATTACATAGACCAAACGGAACTTGAAAAAATATATGTTCCTAGTAATATTGCTCCTATGGATGCCTTTGCTCCTATTGAGCCTCCGAAGAATCTTAACGACTTATTAAATAATAAATAATGAAAGATATTAAAGAATTTGAATCGCAAATAGTAGAATTGGAAAAACAATTTACCGATGCTAAGGCTTATAATGACATTGAAATGTCTGAGCCTGTTGAAATGGTTGAAAATCCTAACGAAGCAAATGAAGGTACTCCACAAGATAACTTCGCAGACTTTGTTAGTTATTTAAAATCAGCATTTACACAATCAGTTGTTTGGCATCATCAAACTAATGTCTATTCAATGCACAAAGCCTTAAATAGTTTTTACGATGGCATCTTGGATTTAACCGATGGTTTAGTTGAAAGTGTTAGCGGTATCTATGGCAGACCTTTAGATTATGTTGTTGTTGAACCAGTAAATTATCAAAATCCTGAACAAGTTGTGGCATATTTCCAAGCGTGTTATGCAGAAATTCAAGAAGATAGAACAACCATTTATCAAGAAACTTGGATACAAAACCAAGTAGATGAGATAGCTACTTTATTCGCTGAAACTTTATACTTACTTTCATTAAATAAATAATGAACCAATACAAGCAATTGTATGCAAGAGGTTTAAAAACTTACGCACCAAAGTTCAAAAAAGAACTCCAAGCACAGGTGGATACGTTTGTGCGTACTCAAGATTATTCAAAAATCAGTTCTAAGGGCATTTCTGATACCCTTTATTCGCTTCATTTGGCTATGGGCATACCGATGGCTCAATTTTCTTATAAGTCCGTTAAAAAGGGCTTAAAATCGCATATACCTGATGAGCATAAAAGTTTCCTAACTGATTTATGGAATAATGTCATAATTCGCTACTTAAATTATAGAGGATTGGCAGATATGGTTCAAAATATTACCGATACCACCAAAGAACAAATAAGAAGATTTATTATCAAAGGAACAACCGAAGGATTGACCTTGAATCAAACTATTAAAAACTTAAAGACCGCAGGGATAACCGATTATCGTGCGGCACTAATTGCTAGAACGGAAACAGGAAGGGCAGCAAATACAGGTTCTTTAGTCGGTGCAATTTCCACAGGAATACAAACCAATAAAATTTGGATTAGTACGTTAGATAGCCGTACAAGAATTATACCACCTGATAAGTTCGACCATTGGAATATGGATAGAATTGAAATCCCTATTGATGAGAATTTCCAAGTTTATTCTTTGGAAGGGACTGATTATATGATGTACCCCTGCGACCTTACTGGAAGTGCAGGTAATACTTGCAATTGCCGTTGTACCATTGGTTATAGAGTTGTAAAAGATGAAAACAACGATTATATTTCTTACCAAGATTCTCCACCTATGGGGGATGCAGGAAAGATATGGAGTTTGTTAACCGATAACAACAACAATAACATTTACAACGCAATATCTAAGCCATAATAAAAAAATAAATAACTTTGTTATATGAAACAATTTCAAGTAAAAGATTCAAGTTCAGATGTATTAGATATTTCATCTAACACAAGAACAGTAAAGGCAGTTTGGTCAAGGATGAACAATGTTGATTTAGACAATGATATTATTGTTCCTGAAGCCTTCACAAAGACATTAGCAGAAAGAGGACCAAGTGCAAAAAATATGATTTGGTCATTATTAGACCACAAAGCCGATATGTCTCACGTTATTGGTAAACCTAGTGAACTTTATGTAGATGGTGATAAATTAGTTGCCGTTACTAAGATTGTTAAAACTGCCAAAGGAGAAGATGTAATTAAACTTTATGAAGCTGGTTTAATTAACCAACATTCAATTGGATTTAGCACTATTCAAGAAACCGAAGCTAAGGATACAGGAGTAAGAACAATCAAAGAATTAAAACTTTATGAAGGTAGTGCCGTGTTATGGGGTGCAAATCCTGAAACCCCTACTTTAGGTTTTAAATCAGAAAACAAAGAAACATTATCTTTGCGTTTAGACAATCTATTAAAAGCATTTAGAAATGGTAATTTTACCAATGAAACATTTGCCTTAATAGAAATTCAAATAAAGAGATTACAAGCTGAACTAGAAAGCGAAAGCACTCCAACCGCACAAGCATTGGAGCCGAAAGACCAAACAGATGAGCAAGTAATCAAAGCAATCACACAATTTAATAACTTATTCAAAAAGTAAAAATGGAAAATTTAGAATTAATCAATGAAATGGCAGAGAACGTAAAAGGCTTAAAAGCTGACGTTACCGCTAACATTGATGCTGTAAAAGGCGAAATCAAAGTCGTAAAAGACGAAATGCAAAAGCAATTTGATGCTGCTTCTGCTGCTCAAAAGAAAGCAACTAAAGAAGTTAAATCTTTTGACCAATTAATGGAAGAAAAATTAGAAGGTCGTATGGATGAAATGGAATCAACTTTGAAAAAAGGTGGTAAATTCCGTTTAGAAATGCCTGAAGCTAAAACAATGACAATTGCTGGTAACATCACTGGTGACCCAGTTATGACTTATAGCCCACGTCAAGCATTATTCCCTAATCAACTTATCAATTTCCGTGACTTAGTTCCAACTGTAAGAAGTGCGACTGGTCTTTACACATTCTTCAAAGAGAATACAGGCGAAACTAATAATATCGCTATTCAAACTGAAGGTGTTGTTAAAGGTTCTAACGATTACAACTTGACTGAAACTAAAATGGTTAATAGCTACATCGCTGGATTTAGCCGTTTCTCTAAGCAAATGATGAGAAGTTTACCTTTCTTGTCTCAAACTTTGCCAAGATTGTTACAAAGAGATTTCTTTAAAGCAGAGAATGCTTCTTTCTTCGGTACTGTAAGTGCTGCTGCAACAGGTGTTACTACAATGGTTCAAACTGTTGACTTGAAGCAATTAGTTGAATTAATCGCAAACCAAAAAGCTGCAAACTTCAACCCTTCTTTCATTTTGGTATCTCCTGCTCAACAAGCTAGAATCTTAATCAATACAATTGATGCAGGTTACTACGTTGGTTCAGGTAGTGTTCAAATCGGAACTGGTGGTGATGTTTCTATTTGGGGTGTTCCAGTTGTTTCTGCAACTTGGGTTACTGACAACAAAGCATTAGTAATTGATGCTGACTACATCGAGAGAATCGAAGTAGAAGGAATAGCTATTGAGTTCGCTTATGAAGATAGCGACAACTTCCAAAAGAACTTGGTAACTGCTCGTATCGAGTGTTACGAAGCTATCAATTTGATGTTGCCTTCTTCTGCTATCTATGCTGCATTGAATTAATAAGGTTTAATATCCTAATAAGAACCCTCTACTTAAAACGTAGGGGGTTTTTTATTAAAATAAACGTAAATTTGTAAAAAAGAGAATATGTCTTTCTATAATTATTTAATTGACCACACAGAAGAACCACTAACTCCAATCACAGAACCAGTAACATTGGCTGAAGCAAAAAACTATTGCAGGGTAACAACTTCAGTAGATGATGCTCTTATTACTGATTTAATTACTCAAGCAAGAGAATCAGTTGAAAAAGCAACTCAACTTTGCCTTATACCTAAGACAGTAACAGTTTGGTTTAATAATACTGGAGGGCAATTTAACTTTCCTTATGGTCCAATATCTTTTTTCTTAAGTTTACAAACTTCTGATAGCAATGAAATAAATGTTGGCAATTATCAATTAATTGGTGGACCATTTCCAAGGCTTATATTCCCTGCTTTTTCAAATATGAAGGCAACATATCAATCTGGGTACGATTGTGTCCCTAAAGACCTTAAAACGGCTATTTTGGACCAAATAGACTTTGATTATGAGAATAGAGGGGCAGATATAGAAAGATACGACCAAACAGGGGTTTGCCAAAAGGCTTGGAGAGCTTGTCAAAGATATACTAGAACAAGTCCAATATTATAATATGCAAATAGGTCAAAAAAAGAATAGAAACGTAAATTCTTCTACAATGACTAGAAGGGCGGATTTATATCATCCAACGACCACAAGTGATGGCGAAGGCGGATATACTACTACTTTTACGCTTCAGGAAACTGTTTGGGGTGATTTTAGACCTGCTAAAAGCATAAGAACTTTGCTTGAGGATGAAAAGACATTTTATCAAGATGCTAAACTTTATATAAGATTTGGGACTGTAATAAGTGAAGAATACCAAGTTTATGTAGAAGGCAAGATGTACACTATTCAATCAATTAATGATGTGGACAATCAGCATCGTTTCCTAGAAATTAACTTTTATGGCTAGTGAAATGAATGTTTTTGGAATTGATAAACTTATTGGAGAATTGAAAAATTATAGTGAAAAAGTTTATACAAATATTGATAATGCTATGCAAGAATCTGCAAGAAATGTTCAAAGACAAGCAATAATGGATGCTCCTTCTGATATGTCAACATTAAGACGTTCAATAGAAGTAAAGCCTATAAAAGAAGAAACTTGGAGTGGGTATGAAATTTTTAGTTTGTTACCTTATGCTCCTTATGTTGAATTTGGAACAGGAACTAGAGTTACAATACCCACAGGATATGAAGAATATGCAATGCAATTTAAAGGTCAAAAAGAAATTGCTGGTATGAATGCACAACCTTATTTAATACCTAACTTTGAAATGGAAAAGGCTAATTTAATGGCTAATCTTAAAAAAATAGTTACTAATGTATAACCCTAATATTGAAATAAAGAAATGGTTTTATACTAATCTAGGCACTGCAACTTCATTGGGTGTTTATGATGGAATTGCTCCTGTAACCGCAGGAAATGAATACCTTATTCTTACGGATAGAACTTCAAGTCAAGTTCAAGGTAAAAGCGGATATGTAAACACTATGACCATTATGGTGGACATTGTTACAAAAAATGCTAACTTTGGCTTTAAACGTGCTGAAACAATTAGCAATTTGATTTTAAATTCTATAAATTCTGACACTCAAATAACACTTTCTACTGGATGGACTGCATCTAGTTTGTTTGTTGAAGGAGTAAGAAATTTATCTGCTTTAAATCCTCTTGATAACGTTTTCAGAACATTAATAACATATCATTTAACAATAACTCAAATTTAATAAAATGGCAGAATCTAAAGTATCAGCTAGAAGTTACTTACTATTTGCAGATGAATCCAATACTGGAACATACAAAGTAGTAGCTTGTTTAACTTCAAACGCTATTACATCAAGTAATAACGTAATCGATGCATCTTCTAAATGTGGAGATGACTACGAACCAGGACCAAATTTCAAACAATCAAT